CTGCTGTCGAGTTATCTATAATTGCCACTTTTGTTTTAGGTAATACACTATGAATAGAATCAAATGCAGTTATAACTCTATGACCAGCATCTTTCCATTTTTTTATAAGAGGTTTGTTTTTATATCTTGGATGTAATTTTATAATTAGATTTTCATCAGATAATATATTTACAATCATTTCTAGTTTCTTTATATGATCTCCAAATCCAAATCCATTTACTGTCTCATCATCTGGCATTTGACCTATAACTAATATATGATCATCTTTAACATCTTTTGCAATTCTCCATTTAAGTAATATCGAATCATCCCATTTGTTTGGTTTAGTATTTCTTAATTCTATTATACTTGCCCAATCCATTTGTTCTATATCAGGATTTATATTTGGCTTTTCATATGCTAATGTAGACGAGTTAGCATATCCTAAGGTGTCTAATGCAAAATGTCTTGAAGTTGGTGCGGTAGGTTTAAATATTATATTATTATCAGTACTGATTTCTGATTTATGACAATGATTGTATATATTTAAATTCGGATTATTTGATTCTACATGACCAAGTTCATTTAAGGATTGTCTTATTATATCCTCAAATTTAGTAAAGTTATCAAACCGATATTGATGTATTTTATATTCCACTAGTAAATTTACGCCACTCAATCATATTCTTAATGTTTTGATGTCTCCATTTAACATTTTCTAAGATCTCTTTCAATACGCTACTTAATTCTTCTAAATAAGCTATTTTAGCTTGATGTTCTTGAATTACTGGATCAGCATCATAATATTTATCTAGGTCACCTTTCAATACTGTGTGACCATGTAAAGGATCATATTCCCATCCTTTCTCATCTAGTTCTTCTTGTGATAATTTACCACCATAGTGATTAAACTTATCTTTCAAAATAACTTTATATTCGAGTTCTGCTTTTTTTAAACGCATACGATTAGAGCTTAATAACTCTAAGTATTTTGAGTGTAGTTTTGCGGATTGTCGAGAAGCTTCATCTAAAGCCATCTCATCGATTTGAGAATCTTTCTTCCACATTTCTAGAATAGTTTCTAGGTTCATAATTTCTCCATAATTAAATTTTTGTCAACCTATTATTATACCATAAAATGGCATAAATGTACATGCTAATATTTATACGAATTCAAAAGTAGTATAGTTAAAGGTCACTGTTCCTTGTAAATATTCAATGTCTGACGCTTGAGTGTTGAATTCTGCTCCTGTTAATGCAGTAGGAAAACAATCATTGAATTTGATTTGTTGTGTAACGTTATTGTGAGATGATAATATCAATAAAGTAGCGTCAGCTTTAAAAGTTTCTCCAGTGTTTATTATATCATGCATCCAATCGAATGTTTCTATATAATTTTCCATATTCTCAGTAATATTAAATGTTATACTTAAATCTTCGAATGTCATACGATCACCAGTCATAGACAAATTTGTACCTCTATATGGTACATCTACTGAACCTAATGTTAATCCAGGTAATGTAACTTGAGTACAAAAATATTCTAAGTTTGGATATGTAGTAGAATCCAATTTAAATCTAAATCCTACTGGACTTAAAAAATTCTTATTCGTTGTCAATGTCGCCATTTTCTTCCTCTTCTTCTGCTAACCCCCACCAATTCCAGCGGCCGTCAGGTATCTTTTCTTTTTCCATATATCTATTTATACTCAAAAAAAAGCAGGATCCGAAGATCCTGCTTTAAAAGTGTTAAGACTTTTAGGTTTACACCATAATGTCGTCAACACGGAAGATTCTGAAATAAGGGTTAGCTCTATCAGTACCTGTTCCGTCAGCGGCAACAAATGGGTTAGCAACCATACCGTATCTAGTTTTGAAACCGATTCTTGGTTGGAAGTCTTCTTCACCTACGGCTTTGACCATAGTCAAAGGAACGTAAGGGCAGTAGAACATACCAGCGTCATAAGGATTAGAACCCCTATAACCAACACATGCAAAGTCAATAGTTGCATATGGATCGATATAAACTTTCATACGACCGTTAAGAACACCAGCAAAAGTATTACCAGTATCATCAACGTTTAAGTTAGTTGCAAGTGCAGGTGAGTAATCAAGAACACCAGCTGCTGCTAAAGCAGAAGCTACATCAGAAGAACAAAGAACAAAGTTACCTTTTCCTCTACGTGTTTCTTTAGAGATCACATTAGCTTCTCTTTCGAGTTGCATAACTAGACCTTTGAATTTCTCAGCCATCCATCTACCATCACTGTCAGTTCCGACATCAAAGATACCAGATACAGCTGTTGAAGATTGGAGTGCACCAATTTTTGCTTTAGTAAGAATAGTTCTTACCATTTCCCTGTTGATTTCCGCTAGGATCTCAGCAGATAGAATGTTTGCAAGCTCAGCTTCAGCGTCTAGGCCGTGAACAGCTTTAAGATCTTGCGCTAATTCCATTGTGTATTCAGCTTTAAGTGCTCTTGACTTAGCAGTTACAGTAGATTTCTCGATTGAGAAAGCCATTTCACCGAAAGCAGCACCAGCTCCACCAGACATACCACGTTGTTCAGCAGTGGCTGTCGGTAAACCTGTACCGAATGTGTTTGTGATATCAGCGGCTGCTGTATCAGCAATAGATCCATCAGTATCAGCATCAGTTGCTCCACCTAAACCTGTTGGTTCAGCTTGATGAGTTCCTGTTCCTGAGAAATCAGTATCTGCTTCGTCGAATAATGCTTCAGTACCACCTTGAGTGCTGTACTTAGACTTCATTGCGAAGATTAGACCAGTTGGACCAGTCATTGGTTGAACGCCTGCGATATCATATGCGATAAGGTTAGGCATTGCACGTCTTACTAGAGAGATCAAAACCGGATCAAAGTTTGCAATATTAGAACCAGTAGCGTTAGCGTGTGCTTCGTCTAATTGAAAGTTTGAATGATTTCTTTCTTCTTGTAGGGCGATTTCTTGGTTTTCCAAGAGTCGAGCTGTAACAGCTTGCTTGTACTTGCTATCTATAGCTGGAGCATCTCCGTGCTCAAGTACTGGCTGCCACTTCTCAACTAATTTATTATCTGCGTTAAACATTTTTTGTTCCCCTATATTAAGATAATTAGTTATTGGATTTAGTTATTGCTTGTGTGTATCTGCTCATAGCATCAGACAATTCAACCGAAGTTGCGTCGTTTCCTATGGCTGCATCTACTTCAGATTCAGTTTCACTAACTTCACTTGAAAAGTATGATTCTTTAACAGTTTGCACTTTCATTTCGAAAGTTTCTTTGTCTTCAAAATCAATAGCTTCTACTAATGATGCTAATTTTTCTGCTTCTGTGTCAGCAAGTCCTAAAGATTGTTCTCTTACTATTTCAGCTCTCTCGAAAGATTGAGTTGAAGCATGTAATTGAATATTTTCTTCTGTGGATTTATTGAGTGCTTCTTCAAGTTCAGTAACTTGGTCGGCGAGATCGTCGATTAAGTCAGCTTTACCTTCAGGTACTTCAATATAATGTTCCTTAAAGACTGTTTGTAAAGAAGTCATAAAGTCTTCAGCGATTTCAGTCCTAAGACCTGTGCTGATTGCAACTTCATTTTCTTTCATCCAGTTCTCTACAACGTAGCTTAAGTAGTTATCTACTTTCTCTACGAGTGAAGTTTGAAGTTCTGTAACTTCTTCTTCAAGGTTTTGCGCGTACTCAGATTCAAGTCTGTCAATTTCTGCACTTACTTTACTTTGTAAAGCAGCTTCAAAAACTATACCAGCTTTGTCTCTGAATCCATCTGATAACGTAGCTTCTTCTGAAACTAAAGCATCTAAATCTTCTGAATACTCGATATGCGATACATCTGTACCTTCGTCTTCTTCAGTAGCTTCAACTACTTCTACGCCTTCGTTTGTTACCATCTTTTTGAAAATAGCTTGCGCTTCTACTTTCTTTGCCTTTTTCAGCATCTCGACTGCAGCGTTTATAACACCAGCTTTCGTTTTAGGAACAGTTACTTCGACTGGCTCTTCTTCCTCTTCCTCTTCAGGTTCTTCACCTTCATCGTCAGATTCTTCTTCACCATCTTCTTCTTCCTTAACTTTTGCTTTTGCTTCAACAACTTCTTCAGTGTCTTCAGCTACAACTTCCTCGTCTTCAACTTCAGTTTCAACGAGCTCGTCAGTAGTTTCTACAACTTCTTCAGTTTGCTCTGCATCTTGAGATTCGTCAATAAGGACTTCGTTTTTCACGTCTTCATTTGACATATTTTTTTCTCCCAATTAAAAAGGATTAAAGTTTAGAGAGGAAATTTTTAAACGCTTTAATCTCTGCCGAAGCTAAATGCTTTGACGGAGTACGCTTTATTTCAGTCTCAATCTTTTCAAGATCTTCAGCTACAAATATACCGTTATCCCATATCCAATCAACTCCTTCCATTATTCCATTGACAAATGCCCCTGGAGCGGAAGGATCTTGGACGATATCTACAGTGGCAAGCATAAAATCCTTACCCACATAACTAGTACCATTCTTTTGCTCAAGACTACCCATACCACGACTTGATACACCAAGCTTAACTCCACCATCGAGCAAACCTTCTACGATCTGCCCCATAGGGGTTTTAAGAATTGATGCTTTTCCATAAACATCACTTCCCTCAAATCTGAGTTCAGTGATTTTATGAGAAACTTTATCTAGATTTATAGTTGGACCATCTGGGTGATTTAACTCACCAACAGCTCTTCCTTTACTAACTTGCTCGTCAATATATTTTTTGACGGCACCTTCTAGAATGCTTTTTTCGTATACACGACCGTTACGATTTTTCTTATCGGCCTGCATAAACACGCCTTCAATGACGTGTTGTTTGCCACCAGTTTTGGTAGCTTCGGTGTAACATTCGATGTTACTATCCGTATATTCTGCTATTAGCTTCATATTTATTCTTCTTCTGTTTTTTCGGCTTCAGCTTCGTCAGCTTTACGCTGTACCATTGTTGAACCTATTTCAACCTTCTTAGCGTCTAATGCCGCTGACATCTTAGCGTTGATTACTTCAGCAAATTCTTTACCTGCTGCAACGTTATCACCATCTTTGATGCTATTGATTAAATCTAATGTTGCCATTTCTTTTCCTCTGTTATATATTTATAATATTTTATAAGTCAAGGTCATCCATATCGCCCTCATCGTCACCTTCAGTGTCTTTTTCTAATTCAACTTCTTTAGCAATTTTGCTTATTTCGTCATCAGAAAATTGTAGGACTTTCTTTCTTACCCATTCATTTGAAATATACTTACCAACATATTCATCAACAGTTGCCAGCATCTCAAATCTTTCTCTCATCATTTCATTTTCTTTGAGTTCACTAAAGTAGTTATCTTCTATGAAATCGAAAACAATGTCTTCTTTCCATATTTGCCAATCAGCTTTAGTGATAACGCCTTTTAACAATAGCTGAGTTTTCAGCGCTTGTAAAAACACGTCAGAGAATCTCTTACGAAGTCTATCAATAAACTTCTTAAATTTAACTTCGTCTCTACTAATTTCAGTAGCACGACCAAGTGTAAATTGTTGTTCTTGTTCTAATCTTTGAATTGGTACGTTCAAAGATCTATATAATTTCTTTTGAAAATATATAATATCATCTATTTGCCCAAGATTTTCGCCACCAGGCAAAGTAGTAATTTCTGTACCTCTACCGCCTTCACGTCTTGGTAAGAAGAAATCTTCTAACATAGACATATGTTTACGCTCATCTTTTACATCACCTGTACTAGCATCATAAACCATTTTATTACGATACTTATTCATAATATTAGATAAGTATTCTTCTGCTTTACCTTTTGGTAAATTACCAACATCGATATAAAATATTCTTCGTTCTGGTGCTCTACTTATTCTATAGATAACCAAAGAATCTTCCATCATTCTTAGTTGATTAACTGGCTTAAGTGCTTTTTGCAAATAAGATAAAATTCTTTTACGGCTTGGATCTAACATTCCCGAAGTCGCATATACAATTGCGTCAGGATGTATTTTCAAACCTTCATCTGCCTTATTCATCTCATTATTTTGAAATAAGAAATATTCCTGTTGTTTCTTAATGAGTTTAGCTCCAGTTTTTGGATCTTGGCTTTCTTCAACCTCTTTAACTTTCCTTAGTTTAATAGGGTCGATATACCGTAACTCTTTAATTCCACCTTTAGGATTCTTATCATCTATAATAACGTGATAAGGTAATCTTCCGTCAATATACCATTTACGGAAAATGTCATGACCATAAGAGTTAAAGCTCATCAATGCTAGAATTTCATCAAATTCTGCTCTTATTGTCTTTTTAATTGATGCCGAAGCATTTACTTTGTCTAATACTATTTCAACAGGAGCTTCATCGTAGTTTCCTACAATACTCTCGTTAACAATATCTTCAACAGCTGCATCACATTCTGGTTGAGAAGCTGCATCTCTATATTTTAATAATAATTCGATCTCATTTTGTGCTTTGTCTCCGTCGAGATCTAAATAAGCACCAAAGTGTCCGCCACTGGATATAACACCAGCACCATCTTCATCGGTATTAGGTACAAAAGATACACGCTCTGGTGCTTTTCCACCTTTCCTATTTATTTCGAAGCCGAAAAATTCTGCCATAATTTATTCCTATATAATCGGCGGTGCCTTTACGACACCGCTTCTTATATTATTTATACTACTTTTACGAAGTAGTATCTGATTCCCAATATTGTACTTGAAGTTCAACTGTGAATTCTGAAAGTGTGTTTTCAGAGTCATAGTTAACGTCGATTGCACTAACGTTAGTTGGGAAAGCCCCTCTAACATTATACGTTTTAGTAACAACACCTGCTTTATTCAATTGCTCAATAATAACATCAGCTTCGTAATCCACAGGATTAGCTAAGCCAGTATTATTATTATGCTCATTAATGCCATTCATCCATCTTTCGAATGCACCTCTAACTACAAAATCAACATCGTTGATAATTGTTAAAGATATTGGTTCAAAAGTTCTGTCACCTGCTAATTGCAATTGACGTCCTCTGAAAGGCACCATAATTGGAGCAATAACACTAGAAGGTATTTGTGCACCTTTACACAAGAATGAAGTTAATTCAACATCAGCTTGCGCATAACTTGGGAAGTTGACTGTGGCTTTGAACATGTTTGCACGTGCACCACCACCAACTAGTTTCGATTTAAAATCGTCTACACCTAAGATTGCCATTATATTCTCCTATTAACTACCGGCGATTTCAGAGAAATCGACACCAGTTCTAGTTGCTACAAAGTTTAATGTAATGAAGTTAATAGATCTAGCAGGCTTGATATAGATATCAGCTATAAATTTATTAGTGTCAATTACATTTCCAGTGTTGTTAGTTGTATCGCAAACGACTAAGAAATCTGTTAGTCCTCTACGCCCCTTTACTTCCCTTAGGAAAGGCTCAACAGCGTTTTTAAATTGAGCTCTTGTGAACTCGTCATTAAATTCGAACAGTTGTGCTTTCGCTGCGGTAGCAATTGCTTTTTCTAAAGTATTAAACAATCTACGTACGTTAATACGATCGAATGCTGAAGGCTTAGATAAAAGTGTTTTGTCTCCAAATAGAAGAGTACCTTGACCTGGAAGACTTACTACCGGATTTACTCTTGCTTTATAAAGAGTATCTCTATCAGCTTGTTTTGGATTGAAAGCTAATTTAGTTACACCGAATAGTTGACCACGTGTTACACCTGCTGGTGAGAACCATGCGTCATTCGTCTTATCAGTACCGGCACATAATCCAGCAATATGTCCAGCAGCTCCGATATAACGATAAGTATCGTTGTATTTGTCATAGACATATAGAGCCGTAGAATCACAAGATGCATAACTCGATGAGTTAAGTGCATCTGCAAATGCTTTCACATCTGCTGCAGGAGTAGAAGTACCTACTGTATCTTCGATTGGAGGAGATACAAACGCCATACAATCTTTTCTTGCAGCTGCAATAGAGATTAAATCTGAGGCGATTGTGGTTGCACCATTTGCATCTGGAAACGCAAATAGTAAGTTTACATCTACTGTTTCAGCATCTTCCAACAGGTCGAAACCTGATGCAATATTGCCAGCAGTAGGTGTATTGCCGTCAACTCCGCCAGATAGAGAATTATCTATCGCGGAATTTGATCCAGCTATTGATGCTGCGCCGCTTAACACAGCTCCAGCGTTTGATAATGCCGAAGGGTGATCCATCCATCTAATGTATTCAGAATTATTATTAATTACGTCTACATAATAGTTAGAAGTTCCATCAGATTTTTTAGCATCTGAACCCTGTGACATGAATGCGAATGATTCTAAAACAGTTCCAGCTGTTCCAGAAATTAATCCGTCTTCATCAATAACAGCTACATGAAGCTCGTCGCCATAATTGGCGGCTTTGCCCAAGCTAATAGCGTAATCTGATGTACCAGGTGCAGAATCAAACGAACTTGCGTACGTCCAACTAGCAAAACCTGTGCCTTCAGTTAGGAGAGAAACCTTTAATGAGTTTCCTAAAGTACCTGCGTACTTGGCTGCCCAATGTCCAACAGTTCCTTGTCCTGTGCTATAGCTATTTTCATATACACTATCATTTTTGATTAAAAGACCGTTACCGTCAGCAGTAGCATTTTCAGCTGTGCTTTGGGCGACCCTTACTACTTTCAGAGCGTTGCCGTATTTTAGAAATGCAGCAGCGGTTAGAAAGTATTTTGCAGTATTGTTGTCTGGTGTTCCGAATTTGTCAGCTAGATCTTTTTCAGATGTAACGTCAACAACTTCTTCAATAGGACCCCAATTTAAAGCACCTGCAAATCCACCAATACTGGTTGATACTGCAGGGATTACGTTCGTTGCGTCAATTTCTTTGACTTGAACGCCTGGTGATACTTGAAATGCCATCGCTTTACCCTCTCAATGAGTTAGTTTATATTAAGTTCCCATAATACGTTAAGAAACAAAAACTTTGTTTCGTTCATACATATATTTATAACATTTAAAATTCTAAGGTTACCATCTTTTTACAGTAGTAGTATCTTCCTCGAACCAAACATTACCTTCGTCGTCTTTTGAATATTTGTCAGGAGTACCATCTGATATAATACCAAATGGAACGACGTCGTCCTGTATTGCTTGTAATTGCTCTTTATACAACATATTTTTCATATCGATATCAGTTAGTCCCATAAACACATCGGTTGTAGTAAACCATGCGAATAGTACTAAATTCATCATTAAATCGTCATGATTAGTTAAAGATGCTTCATATGAGGTTCCTTTTGCAACAAATGTGCTCATTTCTACTATCGTATTAGCATCTACTATATGCAATTTCTTCTGTTCTATTAAATCTTTTATTGTAGAACATCCTATTCTCTTTACTCTACGTGTCATAGTAGCTCCAATAGCTCCTTTTTTTACCGTAGATTCAACAAACATATTCTCGTATTCTAAATCATAGTACAATCCATTACATACAACGACACCCTGATCGTTAGATTCTACTATAATATAAGCTTCGTTATATAATTTTGCATATTTGTATATTAAATCAGGATATAATAACGGAGATATTTGATTATCTCTAAATACCGCAACTTGTTTAAATGGTTCTACTGAGACATCTATAATAGTAAATGTAGAATAATCTTGTCCTCTTCCTCTAGCAACATCGACTGTCATGATATATTCATGATCCAACATAGGCTGTTCATAAATATATAAATTTTCAACGGCTGATAGCGGTTCTTCTGGTATTTGAGCTAATAATTCATTAGCATTTATAAGTGTATTACCTCTACCATGAAATGAATTACCAAATTCTTGATCAAATTGTAGCTCTGATGTATTTGCAATTGTCATTTCTTTCCATTCTTGATCTCTCCCTGGAACATCCCACCAGTCAACTCTAAATGGTTTAAAATCATTATTTCCTTGTACTGCACCTTCCCACAATTTATGGAATATATTTCCAATCCCGTTTGCAGTAGAAGTTATTAGAATTTTAGTATCACTACCTGATGATATTACAGGATATGTCGAAGTATAAAACTGTGCATCATTTTCTACAAAAGCAAACTCATCTAAGAATAGTAAGTTAACTGATAAACCCCTAATAGATGAACCTGATGTCGCAGATGCAATTATACGAGAATTATTACTAAATTCAATATTTCCTTTATTTAATGATCGAGTTCCTGGTTGCAAAAAGAATGGTATATGTTCTAATGCTAATGTTAAACGTGCTAACATTTCCCGTGCAACTGCGCCCTTATTAGCTAATATCGCTATCGTTTTTTCTGGATGAAATAATGCATACCATAATAGAAATACTACACAACAAATCGATTTACCACTTTGTCTACATGCCAAATTAATTGAAAAACGATTATTTTGAAAATGATGAAACATTTTCTCTTGATATGGATATAATTGAAATGGAATTAATCCTTCATCTAAGCTAACCACTTTAACATATTTAGTTGCAAAATATGCTGGATCTGCCATACATTTTTTGTATTCTTTAACTTCCTCAACGGTAAAACCAGATTCTACACCATCTCGTTTTACATTTGCATTACCTAAATATCCAAATTCGTTATTCTTAATTCTCTGCATCAATCTCAATTACCGTGTCGTCAGGTTTGTCTGATAACATTCTCTGTAAATCAGCTGTACTTCCAACAAATACATTATTATTAGTTATTTTCTTTTGTTCTTCGTTCTTTTCTTTATTTAATTCTTTCTTAGTTTTTTGTAATGCCATTAATTTATCAGTGACGTCACCAATATTTTTAATACTATTACTTAATACTTCAAATGCTCGTGGATGCTCAGATTCTCTGGCAAGTTCAGACATAACATCAAGAGATCTTACACCAGTATTAATAAGATCTTTATATGTTTCTCGAGAAAATTCATAATCGTCCTTTATATCTTTTTCATCTTTTACATGAGCCTTAGCTAAAGGAGTAGAATTCCTTTGTGGCAAATTCTTCGCGAGACTATCTTCTATTTTCTTTCTTTTATCCATGATGTTATGATGTAGTATATGATGCTACAATCGCTGTCGCACCAGAAGTATTTCCTGTAATCGTTTCACCTATTGCCAAATATCCTGTAGGTACAGCCATTGTTAATGTTGCACCTGTAACGACATTTTGATTATTATAATCTAATACTATGTTGCTTATTTCGCCAGTAGTACCAGATTGAGAAGCCGTAAAGTCTTCTTGTTGAGTAAATGTTCCACTAGGAGCACTTACAGTGACTACGAAATTATCGGGTACTTTTAAATAGTCCATTGTCGTAGTAATTTTATATTGATTTGTTCCAGGCGTTGCACTTGGAGAAACTTGTGTATCTGTAGATTTTGCTGTTCTTGGTGTAATTTCATAATTAACACCTTCATAAAAATTAGCAGTATTTTCTTTATCGAAAAAGTCTACATTAACTTCTTTTATAACTCCAGTTGTTCCTGTTGGGCCATAAAATTTCATTTTCATTACAAAATCTAGTGTATACGTAAGCACTCGTCTGCTCGCATAATCTCCTTCGTACTCATCTGCTATTGCAACACTATTCAATACAATAGGCACATCTTGTTTATAACCGGCCCATGCAGCATCATCAATAGGTTTAATTGTAACAGTATATTCTGGTTGGAAATATGGCATAATCTGTTCAATTATTTGTAAACCATCATCTTGGTTTTTAGCCATTATATTCAATTGCATACCAATATTATATGATGTAAACACATTAATAGTATTTCTTTTATTAGCTACAGAAGAAGGAGCTTCTATTTTAGTAAGCTTGGCCATCTTTTGAGTATTATCTACTTCTAAAGACGTTATTTCAAATGACATTCTTGGTAATTTAATTGCCATTCTTGCATCAGATCCAGTTTGTGAATCAATACGACTTAAAAACTTTTGTTTAGGACCATATGCTAATGGTACTTTAATTTGATTTAATACTCCACCAGTACCATCTAATCTAATAACATTAATGTCATTAAACATTGTACCAAAAATCGCTACAGATTTTCTAAGAGTTGCGTGATAAAAATGATTTCCAAACATTAGTAACTATCCGAAGGATCTCCAAATGGGTTTATTTCAGTGAAATCCATAAATCCATCTGCACCTACTTCAAATGCTGATGCACCAGCATCGCCTTCATTAGGATCATAGAATATACTATTATCACCGATATCATAAACTTTAGTTATAGTAATTATTGCTGCGCTTTGACCGTCAGATCTTGCACAAGAAACTGTTAAGGTTGAAGAAGCTTCGAATTCTCTCATCGCTGCGACTCCAGTCACTCCAATATTAGAAACGCCAATCCTACCTGTTGTTCCTGTAAGTATATCAAGAGTTTGAACTTCGCCGAATACACTTATTGCTGGATCAGTACTAAGTGCTTGAGTTATAGTTTCTCCAACTTCTGGATGAGCACCTGATACACTTGCAGTATAATTCATAGTTGTTATATATGATACTGTTTCTTGTACATCATCGATTGCATCAACTCCTGTTTCAAAATCTTCATCATTATATTCAAACAATTGACACTGCATCTTATATACAGGTAAATTACTTAATTGATAAAATGGTTGTTCGTGTTCTATAAATGTGATTTCAAAGAACTTATTTGTCATTGGAAGGAATATTATATCTCCTTCTTGAGGTTTGACTACATCTGGTGTATAAAAGCCGACATATTTTTCCCATTGTCGCTTAGAAATAATAAATGTAGCGTCATCTCTTATTTCTAAACCAAATTTAGAATATAAATCTCCTGAACCTTCAAAACCTTCTGCATTTTCAATATAAGCTTCAATCATATATGCATCATCAAATTTAGATGCTCTATCTTCACCTAATACATTATTACGACTTATAATATTTCGAGGCAAGTAATATACATCTTGTCCATAGATTCTTAATGCCTCTATGACTAAGTCTTCGTACATGTTTTGCTCGGACTTGACAGCCTGAGAGAAATAAACATTTCTCGCCATTATATTATCCTATTAAGAAGTCTATTGGTGTTTCCCAATTTAATCTTGCTTCTTCTTCTAATTTAATAATTTCTTCGTTTGCGTCTTCTAATATTTGTCTTCCATTAAACGTAACGCCACCTGGCATTACCATACCTTCAAACTTAGATAAATTAATTCCCCATTGCTTTTTAATTAAAGCAGTTGCATATCTTTTTAAATAATAATCGTTGTATATGTCTGTATATGTTGTTGGATCTAATATTCTAAAGGCTTCTAATACTAAATACGATTCATCTGCAATCATTTCAGAAGACCAATCCATATCTACTCTTAATTGATTTCTGTGTCTATTAAAATCAATATGTTTTTCATCGGCATCTACTAATAGATCTGCCATTGCTAACCATTGTTTTGATATAGCATAAGACATCAGATTGCCCATAAATCCTAATGAATATATATCATTCATATGCAATTGATATTTAATATCAAATAAGCCTACGCTCGCTGAGGTATCGCTAAGTGGAAAAACTTTAACTACGTTTGTAACTAGGTCAGGAATAGTAATATAACCATTCTCAATATCTCCTTTCGAAATACTAGCTATGGTAGCAGAGGCAGAAGAAGTTCCACCAGTAATAACTTCATTAGCAAAAACTGTCTCTGAATCTGTTAATGAACTATATCCTATTATACTTCCACTCGTAGTTGTTATAACTGCCTGAGCGCCTGAAGTTGCACCAGTAATTGTTTCTCCTACACTAAAGTTAGTAGCTACTGCAGCAGTTAACGTTAATTTTGAACCCGTTACTTTATGCTTTAAGAATATTTTTTCAACAGCATCAGAGTGGTATTCATTATAAAACTGAAAAGCTTCATCTATTCTATCATCTACTTGATCTTCATCCACGTTAATTTCGATAACGGGATGGCCTAAAGCTCTTTTGCAATATGAGATAAGTGTTGCTCTTGAATTTGGTTTGGCCATATTTCTTTCCTCTTAGATATATCTATTTATATATTTTCGAGTCTAGACATCAATCTTTCTGCTCTGTTCGTAACTTGTTTGTACCAACGCGAATCTCTACCCTCTACAGCAGCAGCTTTCCAATCACCACATACTAATGCAGCGTTATGCTTTTTAAATTTACTCAGCCTAGTTCTACCCATATTAAACATCATATTAGCTATTACTTGTTTAGCTTCTTCTGGATATCCGTCCCAGCCTTCATGTAATATTTTACAATCAGCTATAACAGTTTGTACGTCTTTTTTAAAGACTTCGACAACACGTTCTTCTGAGACTGGAGTGCCGATCGAAGCCCCCAATTCTGGGTCTCCTTCGATGACAAGATGCCCAATGCCAAATGTAGCATAACCAAGATGGTCATTATATATTTCATTTACCTGTCCTTCGTCTATAATAAGTTGTTCTCTCAATTGATCAATATCAATATCGTTATTTCTATAAAACTTCATTTATTAGTTCCTCTCTTTTATTTATATGGTTTTATACCGTCATCTTTATCAAAATAGTTATTAGGATGTGTTTCCTTTAATCTATTTATAGTATCTAATGTGTATTTAGTACTCACATTAAAATTAAAATTAATTACTGTTTTTCGTTCATTTACTTCTGGAGATTTATGTATATATGATGCTGGGAATATTAATAATTGTCCTTCCGACACATCTGGTTGAAATACATTACCCTCGTAATCTTGCAATAAAGTTTGTTTTCCTTCAGGCAAATCTATATAATAAACCCCGACCCATTGACAAAAAGAATGATTATGCCAATTATCATAATCTCCGTTATCCATTCTGTGAAACCACATCATATCAACATTAATTTGATAATTTAATCCAGTTTCTGGTTTAACCGCAACTTCTCTTGCAAACTCTTCTACTAAAGGAGCAACTCTTTGCCAAAAACTTATTTTATATATTTGGTCATCTGAATCATCTATATCTGGTGGTGGTATATCTACATATCCAGTAAGAGCTTCTGGTTCATACCATGTTAAATATTGTCTTGATTTTTGAAACTCTGGATAATTTGCATTAATTGATTTAGCATGATTATAACCATCATAATGACTCACAGGTTGTTTTTGAGATTGTTTACCCTTAGGAGTAGAATCTATTAAAGCTCTCAGTTTATCATTAAAATCTATATGATTACTAGGAGTATAAGTCCAATAATTATTCATTAAATATATCTTCTAATGCTCCAAGAAATATAATACCCATTATTATCCAAAACCATTTTGCGTATTTATCCATTTGGATCCTTGTTAAATGTCCACGTAGTGGTTTCTTCTATTTCTTTGATAAATTCTTTTGATATATTATGATCTGCTATTATAGTGCCACATCCTTCACCACCAGTAGCGAAATTAGATACATAAAATTTATTATCTTTACATTCTAAATTATTAGGAAGAGACACTTTGTGCTTTTCATGTAAATGTAATGGATATTCTGTATTATGATCTGAATGTGTAATTAAAAGTTTATCACATATTACATTTTCCCATGCTTTTTCAAATAAAGATATATCTTCGAACATTCCTTTTATATAGTCTTCTCCAGTCATAAAAGTTGGAGTGCTATTAAATATATCAGGCCTTACATTTATTTCTAAAAAATACCATTCTCCAGTAGAGGTATAAGCACCACAAAAACTTCCTTCGTAATTGCCTCCCATCTTCGCTATTTCTTTTAAATATAATTCAGCTTCTTTTCGTACAATAATATCAACTTCAGGTTTTAAAGGTTTAATATATGATCCAAAATACCATACCTTTTGTTGTATAGTTTTATTTAAATTTTCTCCTATAATTTCTTGTGTGTGAGTAATTCTATATTCACCATTGGCTATTACAAAAAATACATTTGTTTCTATCATATCGTCAATATATTCTTCTATAAAGTATTCATCATATTCATGTCCATATGCAGGATGCTCGCCTTGATTTCTTAATTCAATAGCTGTTTCTGCATCTTTCTTATTAAATAAGTTTACAGCTGAATTCCAAAAATTAGCTGGTTTTTCTATAGTAGGAAAGGTAAGATTAGTGCCATAATCACTATCTGAATATCTTCCTTGTTTTAGTATCTTAGGTGTTTTAATGCCGACTTTATTTGCAATTTCTTTTGAAAATAATTTGTTTGTTTCTAAACGAGCGGCTTCTTCTGTTGGCCCAATATATAAGACTAAGTCTTTGAAGTGTGTATGTAAATACGCTTTACGAGGATCTGCAACTTGTAATATATCAATATTATAATAATCGATAAATTTTTGAACATATTCAATTACCTCTTCTTTTTGTGCAGTATGAATAAATGTGTTATCTTCTTCGGTTAAGGTATATATTCCACAAGTATTTTCATAACTAGTAGAATAATGCCAATTACTATATACATTATGCTGTTTATTTTGAGCTAAATGTAATAGTGTATGAAAATGATTTTTAGGTAATTGAATGTTCAATAAATTCATAATATATTTCTCTTTTTAAGTTGTATTCATAAAGACGGTAAAGCACAATGGACTATCTGTTACGTTTGTACCCCAATAGTTATTACATATTGGAGCATTTCTATGCGGAATGCTAGAATCAAATAAAATGCCTTTATTAAATTCAAATGATTTAGTACCAATCGAAGTTATTTTATTATCTTCAAGCTTAAGATAATCTTCCATTTCTGCAGACTCATCTAATTCATCGGCTGTAAAAAATTCAAACCAAGAATTTTCTGCAGCAATAGAAGAAGGTGTAAGGTATACATTGCAAATATAATTTACGGGATACCATTCATTATTCAAAGTTAAAAATTGATCAGTATGCACATATGGCGTATCTGATGAAGAAGTGTTGTATTGCAAATACGTTTTATAACTTAAAACAGATTTATTAGTTTCTTTTTGAAAAGCATTAACTATTTCTTGAGATCCTAAACCTAAAGGACCAACATCTTTTGACACATCTCTACTTATAGAACATACCATTTCACCTACAATTTCTGGATGATTATTTTTTGTATAATATTCTTCTTCTTTAGCAGCTTCACGCACTAATTCTGGTGCACTTAGTATATTATTTATTTCTGTTAATAGTTTTGCCATATTATTTCCTAAACATTTAAAGTATAAGTTCCGCTTCCAGATGCAGCTATATAACTGCCGCTTGTGATTGTAAAGAGCACATAAGTTATGTTATTACTAAAAGTTGCGCTATACGACATACTTGAACGATTTATAGTCCAAGAGTTAGTACCAGAAGAGGTGATTGATGTCCATCCAAGCGCTATAGTATTTCCTGAGGTATGATTACCACTCCTCCTAAATTGTAGAATTATACCACCCTGACCAGGATTAGTTATAAAGTGATAAGCCTCCCAATCAGATCCGTCAAATCCTACAGGCCAATCTGAAGTATTAGGAGTTGCGCTATTTCTGACGTTTCCACCACCCTTTGCTTGACCACCTTGTGTTGCATTATTATACGTACTAGTAAATGCATGAGAATAATTATTAAACTCACTCATTGCATAAGGAGATTCATTTAGCGTAGAAAGGCCTTCAATAGCATTTTGTGAAAGCGTAGTTAAACTCCCAGAATTTACTGCAGTATTTTCTGCGTTAATTGCGACTAAAGATATTGGATATGATATTGCCATACTACTATTTATCCTTCTAATGTAGCTATTCTAGCTTCTAATTCTTGTATTGATTTTACCAAAGAAGCAATCAAAGAAGTTGTATCTAGTGTTTTTAAAGTTGTCTTATTTGCTTCTGGATCAGCTTCAGGTAATTCTATTTCATCAACGGCAAGAGGTATTGTTGTTTCTACTTCTTGAGCTATGAACCCATATGTTTCGTGAGATCCAGTCTTATATTTAAATTTTCTTGGTCTTAGTTGTAATACTTCACTTAACCCTATTTCTATGTCTTGTATATTCTCTTTCATGTCTCTGTCTGAGAAAACACCAGAACTTGAACTAGAAGATACTGAACCCCTATTAGCACCATTTATTTCAAGTACAATTTGACTGCTACCACCACCAGCATTTAACATAAACAGAGTACCTGCTGCTCTTATATTATGAGAGGAATTACCACCCATAAATCCACCTTGATTACCATAATAATGTTGAACATTAGCACTATCAGGTTGGGAATGTATATTACCTTGCCAATTGAATACCTGGCATTTTCTTAAACTATTAGCGTTATCCCTAACATGAAACTGTAACTCGATAGCGTCACCGCCATTAGCAGTGTTTTGTACCTCAATAAGAGCATTATCTCTACCACCGCTAGTATGCGCACCAAAGAGTATACCTGTTGAAGCTGTACCTGTAGATACAGTATATTTGTTCGATAATCTTAAAGCGTTAAATCTTCCTGATGATTCACCCACAACTTCTAGTCCAGCATTAGTTCCTCCTTCCTCAGGAGTAGTAGATGATTGTATACCGATTAATACACGTCCAGAACCATCAATACGCATTCT